AGCTTTGCTGGCAACAAGTCAAACAACGCCTTCGAGCGCAGCTACGTTGGCATGGTTGCAGGTTTTGACACCTACAAGCTGGACTACGCAAACCGTATCACGGCTCGCACTGGTGCAGACCCAACGATGAGCACCCTGGCTGCGGCTGGCAACTACTACGTGCCACAAGCAACCCAGACGGCTGCCACCGGCGAGACCCAGAACGTGGACAACCGCTTCCAGACCATCACGGTCTCCAGCACCACCGACCTGCCAGCAGGCACGCCAATCCAGATCGCTGGTGTTGAGGCCGTGCATCACATCACCAAACAGGGCACTGGTTTTTCCAAGACCTTCCGTGTGGTGCAAGTGATCAATGCCACGACCTGCGTCATCACCCCACCGATCATCTCGGCCCAGGGTGGCACTGATGCAGAACTGCAATACCAAAACGTCATCGTGACTGCAGCCGCTGGCCGCACCATCACGCGCCTGAACGTGGCGGCAGCACCTATCAACTGCTTCTGGCAGAAGGATGCGCTGGAGATTCTGCCAGGCCGTTACGCTGTGCCTTCTGACGCTGGTGTCGCAGTGATGCGCGCGAGCACTGACCAAGGCATCGAGCTGGTCATGCAGAAGCAATACGATGTCAACACCATGAAGACCAAGTATCGTCTCGATACCTTGTTTGGTGTGGTCAATAAGCAGCCGGAAATGTCTGGCATCTTGCTGTTCGGTCAAGCATAAGGAGTCACATCATGAGCTATCAAGTAATTTTCACCCAGGGCACAGCCACCGTCACCGTGCCAGCAGGCGAGAAAATCGCCATTCAAGCCTTCTCACCAGCGAATGTGTTTCAAGAAGTTGGTTTCCCCAACTTTCCTGACTCGCAAGACCTGCTGACTGTTGTCGAGAACACCACCTATGTGTCCGGTGCGTTCACCAATGCTACCAACGTGACTATCCAGGCTGGTGCATCGGGCGCGTACTACTCCGTGGGCGTTGCCCCTGACATCAGCAACAATGGCAACTGGCAGCCGCAGGGTGCGCCTGCCAACATTGCTGATGGTGCTGCAATGGCGGCAACTGCTGCTAACGTGTTGACAGGCATCATCACTGCAACGCCAACTGCTGGCCGTGACATCCAGTTGCCAACAGGCGCAAACCTTGACCTGGCAACCGAGTGGGCAATCGGCGATTCGTTTGACTTCAGCGTCATCACTTTGGCTGCATTTGCTTTGACCCTCACGGTCAACACAAACGTGACCATCGTGGGTGCTGCAGCAACTGCGGCTACGGCTGGTGCATCTGCACGGTTCCGTTGCCGCAAGACTGCTGCAGATACCTTTGTGGTCTACCGCATCGGTGGTTAATTAACCAAGCAGGCCAGCAGAGATGTTGGCCTGTTTCACGTGGAGATCGAAATGATGAAAAAAGGCTACTCAGACAAGACCATCGGTAAAAATATTGCAATGGAGATGAACACAGGCAAGCCCCAAAAGCAAGCCGTGGCGATGTCTTTGAGCATGGCAAGCAAGGCAGCGAAAGCCGCAGGCAAGCCCAGCAAAGCACCGATGAAGAAGATGAAATGATCAAGTCAGCCGCTATCATAAAAGACAAGACTCTTGCCCCTTGGAAAGAGTTGCGGCTGCGAAAACGACGCCTTAAAAAGCAGCAAACCATTGAGCGCAAAGCCGCAAAGGTTTTTTTCCCATCTCCGATTAATGCCCCGATCATTGAGGTGCAAAATGCACCACAGGACGATGCACCGCCGACACGCAACGAGCTGCAGGCCAAGGCCACCGATTTGGGCATCCCGTTTAACGGTCGCACCACAGACAAAAAGCTAAGTGGCTTAATCGCCACAGCACTGGCACAAGGAGCCTAGCATGGGTTACAGCAAGCGCCAATTTATCAGCGCAGCGTTCGAAGAGATCGGCCTTGCGTCCTATGCCTTTGACCTTCAGCCTGAGCAGGTTGAGACTGCCAGGCGCAGGCTCGATGCCATGATGGCCGACTGGAACGGCAAGGGCATCCGGCTGGGCTATCCGATCCCGTCCAGCCCCCAGGATGGCGATCTAGACGAGCAAACCAACGTCCCCGACTCGGCCTATGAGGCCATCATCTGCAACCTGGCTGTGCGCCTGGCCCCGAGCTACGGCAAGGTGGTGATGCCCGAGACCAAGGCCACAGGCAAGCAAGGCTACGATACCCTGCTGCAGCGCGCCACGTTCCCGCTGGAGCAGCAACTGCCAGGCACCATGCCAGCAGGCGCAGGCAACAAGCCCTGGCGCGTCTACGACAATCCGTTCATCAGACCGCCTTACAACCCAGTGGACGCTGGCCCTGATGGGCCACTGACTTACAACTAAGGACCATCATGCCATCCATCAATCAACTACCCGTCATCGGCCAGGTATCACCTGGCGACCAAATCCCCGTCTACACCCCGAACAACGGCGACGCTCGGCGCATGTCGGTCAATGCGCTGCTGCAGTATTTTCAGCAGACATTTGCCAGCCCCACGCTGGCGGTGAATCTGTTTGTGCCTGGCAGCGGGTTCAACATCACAGTGCCGACCCCGGTCAGCCAACAACAGTGGATGCTGCTGCAACCCGCTGGCACACTGGCGACTGGCACGATCACTCTGCCGCTGAACACAGGCGTTCCTGATGGCACTACGGTCCTGATCACGACAACGCAAGAGATCACCTCGCTGACCATTGCGCTGAATGGCGCAACAGCGATTTTTGGTGGCGTATCGTTTTTGGGCGCAGGCACTGCAACAGCGATCAGGTTTTATCAGCCAACAAACAGTTGGTATCAGATCAACGCTGATGCAGTTTATGCAGCCGGTGTCCAAGCGTTCTTAGCCGTGCCATCAAGCGCCAATCTACGGGCGGCAATGACCGACGAGACCGGCACTGGCGTTTTGGTGTTTGCAACCAGCCCGACGTTGACAACCCCGACAATCACAAACCCAACTGTCAGCACTGGCACATTCACCAGCCCTGCATTGGTGACACCAGCAATCGGCGTAGCTACAGGCACAAGCCTAGCAGCGACTGCTGCAATCACTTCATCTGGCACGGCTGGCGTAGGCTATGCAACAGGCGCAGGCGGTGTTGTTACCCAGGGCACAAGCCGAACCACAGGCGTGACGCTAAACAAGACCACAGGCGCAATCACCCTGTTTAGCGCGGCCGGCACAACAACTGCAACCACCTTCACCGTGACCAACAGCACCGTGGCGGCAACGGATGTGATCATCCTCAATCAAAAGTCAGGAACAGATCTGTACGACTTGATGGTGACAGCAGTGGCCGCTGGAAGTTTTAATCTCACATTCCGCACTACTGGCGGCACTACCACTGAAACGCCGGTCTTTAACTTTGCCGTTATCAAAGCTGTAGCTGCGTAATGAAAACGCCAGCCTTTGCCCGAAAAGAAGGCCAGAACCCTAAAGGTGGATTGAACGCCAAGGGTAGAGCCGCTGCAAAGGCCGAAGGCATGAATCTGAAGCCTCCGGTCAAGTCTGGTGACAATCCGCGCAGGGCATCGTTTCTGGCCCGTATGGGTGGCAATCCTGGCCCCGAGTACAAAGACGGCGAACCAACCCGGCTGCTGTTGAGTCTGAGGGCGTGGGGCGCATCCAGCAAAGCTGATGCACAAGCCAAGGCAAAGAAAATCTCCGCACGAAACAAGGCGAAGTAATGCAAATTCCCATTTTGAACGGCATCTACGCTGACAGCACACCGGAGCTACGGACAAGCTATCCCGTCAACTTTGTGCCAGTGCCAAAGCAATCAGGCATCAGCGCCGGGTTTCTTCGCCCCGGTGACGGTCTTGTGGCCAACGGCACAGGCCCAGGCATTGACAGAGGTGGAATCAATTGGCAAGGCAATTTGTATCGCGTGATGGGTACAAAGCTGGTGGAGATCGACAGCGTAGGCACAGTCACGGAATTGGGTGATGTTGGTGGGCCGACAACAGAACTGGTGACCTTTGACTACAGTTTTGATGTGCTAGCGATTGCATCAGGTGGCCGCCTGTATTACTGGATTCCAGTTAACACCGCAGCAACAATACTGTGGAACCCAACTGCACCAATTCTCAGGCAAGTTACTGATCCCGATCTTGGATTAGTGCTAGATGTTTGCTGGGTAGATGGTTTCTTCATGACTACTGACGGAGAGTTTTTAGTAGTCATGGAATTGCTAGACCCTATGACGGTAAACCCTCTGAAATACGGCAGCTCCGAGGTTGACCCCGACCCCGTGGTGGCGCTGCTCAAGCTGCGCAACGAGGTTTATGCGCTGAACCGCAACACCATCGAGGTGTTCGACAACATCGGCGGCGACCTGTTCCCGTTCCAACGCATCGATGGCGCTCAAATTCAAAAGGGTGTGATCGGCACCTTTGCCTGCTGTGTCTACATCGAGCGCATCGCCTTCTTGGGCGGTGGCCGCAACGAGTCCCCAGGCATCTACGTGGGCGCAGCGGCCACCACACAGAAAATCAGCACGCAAGAGATTGACAACCTGTTGCTGAACTACAGCGAGGCGCAGCTGGCCCTGGTCAAACTGGAAGCACGCAACGATAAGGCACATCAGCATCTGTACGTTCAT